TCATTTCAGTGTGCTGGGTGGTGAGCTTGTTGGCTTCGTTTTTGGCGGCTTCAAAGGCGCGGGTCAGGGCCTTGGTGGGCGCTTCGGTGGCTTGCAGCTGCTGGGACAGTTGGCGCACCTTGTCTTGCGCTGCAGCCATGTTGTTGCCCACCACGGCGGTTTGGCTTTGCAGTTTTCGGAATGTCTCGATCTGTCCGGCTTGGGTGTTCAGGTCTTTGAGTTTGTCGCGCAGGGCGTTGACCTCGCCGCTGGTTTGGCGCGATCCGTCCATCACGGCTTTCAGGGGCCGGGTGATCCGGTCCACAGCCGCCATGATCACTTCGAGCTTCAGTTTGGTGTCGGCCATGGTGCGTGCCTGGTCAGGGTGTTATTCGTCATCGTTGCCGCCCGCACGCTGGCGGGCTTGCTCTCGCCAGTCCATCAGCTCGGGCAGCGTCATGCCGTCCATGGCCGATGGCGGCCAGTGAAAGATCACTGCAATGTCGGCGAAGGCGTGCTCGACCCGCTCGGGAATGCCGTGCTCGCCGACTTGGGCAGCAAAAAACTGGTCACCGTGCTGGTGAGTTGCAGCAGGTCGGCTGGGTCCATGCGCTCCACCTCTTGGGTGGTGAGGGCAGGGCTGGTGATGCGGGGCAGCAGGGTGATCGCAGCAGTGACGTCCATCTGCATGACGGCCATGAGGTTGACGCCCCGCAGTTCGCCCGCCATGGGTTTGCGCAGGGCGACGGTGGTGACTTCCTGGTCGCCACGTTGGATAGGGGTGTCAAGCGTGATGGTTTCGGTGGTGGGGTTCATGGGGTGAGCCTGGGTGTTGGGGTTGGGGTGTTTCGATCAGGTGCCCATGTTGCCCGGCCATCGCGCGCGCGTCACGCTGGTTTGGTTGTGTATTGGGGGGCGACAACAAAAAAGCCCAGGGCTTGAAGGCCGTGGGCTTTTTTTTGGGGGGGTACGGCGGCTGGTTTGGCCGCTGCTTGTGTGGTGGTCAGGCCATGCCGATGGCTTTGCGTTGCTCGGCGAGGCGGTCCACGCCGTTCACGATCTCGACCATGTTGACCAGGTCAATCTCGACCAGCGTGTTGCCGTTTTCGCTGTACTTGAAGTAGGTCAGGGCGCTTTTGACTTTGAAGGTGGCTTTCTTGCCTGCTTCAGCCTCGGGCGGGTTGATCTCTTCGTGACGGCCGCGCATGACCACCTCGATGGCGGTGGTGGCGCCGTTGTCGTCTTGCTGGGCCGCGCCCGCAAAGCGCAGCATCACGCCATCGATCCGCGTGATGGCCCATTGCTGGAAGATTTGGCTGACGAAGCCCGCGTATTCGTGGTCCACGCTGAGGGCGTCGCTGCCCATGTCGATCTTGACAGGGCCGTTCATGCCCCCGGCGCGCAGGTCTTCCATTTTGCGCTTGAGGTCGGGGAGTTTGATTTTTTCAACAACGCCGATGTAGGTTTGGCCGTCGTTGAAGACGTTGAAGTTCTTGAGGACGCGGGGCATGGCCATGGTGGGGCTCCTGTGCTGTGGGTGTGTGGTGTGTATGGCTGGCTGACCATGTGGAGCGCTTGCTCGGTATGGTCAGCCGGTGGGGTGGTCAGGCGTTGACGGCGGCGGCAAAGTCGACCAGGTAGCGGTCGGTGATGCGCTGACGGAACAGCAAGTTTTCCAGCGGGGGCACTGGGGTGTAGTCGTAGTCCAGGTAGAGCTTGCCGTCTTTGAGCGTGTCTTTGGTGTTGACGGTTTCGTCGTACCAGGCTTGCCCGTCGATGATGTAGCCGTTGGCCTTCAGCTCGCGGAATTTGGCGTTGATGCCTTCCAAAATGTCCTTGACCAGCGTGGGGTGCATCGGCTTGTCAACCGCCCAAAAGTGACCTTCGGCCATGGTGTCCGCAATCACCTGGGCAGTGCGGGTGTAGTTCTCAAACGCAAACAGCGGGTCTGCGCTGCAGGTGCGGCTGCCCCAGAAGCGAAAGCCTTTCTGGCGAATGAGTGTGGTGACGTTAGCGGCGTTGAGCAGGCCCGCATCGGTGGCGGGGTTTTGCAAGTCCCAGTACACGTCGCGGCTCAGGCCACTGACGCCGTTGACTTCGATGTTGGACAGGGTTTTGTGCCAGCCCACTTCTTCGTCGATCTTGGCGCGCAGGCCCAGTGCGCGGGCCACGGCGGGCACGGTGATGCTGGTGCTTGTGGCGGTGTCCCAGCCGGTGAAGTCGGGCCAGATGACCATGACTTCACGCGCACCGAAGTTGCCCTGGTACAGGATGGCGGCTTCTTTGGTTTGGCAGCCAAAGGCCGACACGTAAGCAAAGCCGCGCAGCTTTTGGGCCACGGCAATGAGGGCGCTGGCCACGTCCTGGTCATCCAGGCCGGGCACGCCCAAGATGCGGGGCTTGACGCCCACTTGCGCTTCGGCAGCCAGCAGGGCGTTCAGACCGGTCATTTGGCCTTGTGCGTCCACGCCGCCGATGATGTTGCTCTTGGTTTCAGCTGCGTTGGCACCTTCGGCCACGCGCACGGCCACGATGATGGGCGCGCATTGGTCGGCAATGCCGTCGAGTGTCTTGGCCAAGGTGCCCAGCGCGCCTGCCTTGCCAATGGCTTCGAGCACGTTGGTGATGAGCACGGGTTTGTTGAGTGGGAAGTACGCGGCATCGGCATCGCTGGCGGTGCAGACGATGCCGATGATGGCGGTGGACACGGCGCGGATGGGGCGCGTGCCGTTGCTCAGTTCAATGACGCGTACGCCGTGGTGGTAATCGGTGGACATTGGGGCTCCTGTGGGGGTGGTTGATCAGTAAGCTGCTTGCCGGTGTCTTTGCGCAGGCATGGATGCAATGTTGATCCACGCGCGCGTGAGAGTCACGGCGTTTGTGTTGTGGCATTTGGGGCCACAACACAAACATCGGCCCAAGAGTCCATCGGCTGCAATTTTCCGATTTGGCGGCAGCCTCAGGTGTAGAAGTGCTCGGTCAGCTTGGCGACCCAGGCGGCCTTTATCTCCGGCGTCAAGAGTGGGTTCGTGCTGGCGGCAATCGCTTGCGCGGCCAGCTCGAAGCTGAGGGTCTGCATCATGGCGTTGACCGGGGCCAGATCGACCAGCAGCACTTGCAAGTCAGCTACCGTCCACACGCCTGCGCGCACGCGGGACATGTTGTCGGCTGCCATCCATGCAATCAGCCCATCCTTGGCGGCTGCGCGGCGCTGGTAGCGCAGTTGGTCTTTTTCGAGCTGGGTTGGCTGTGCGGGCGTGGTGTATTCAGGCAAGACAGGCGGGGCCGCATCCGGGAAGTCGGCGCGAGTGAAGCCGAAGCGCTCGATTGTTGTGGCGTCTTCGACGATGCTCCAGCCGCCGTCGCCCTTTTCTGTGCGGAAAATCGTCCCGGCCAGCATGGTCATAAATTGGCCGTGCGCGGGCGTGCCTTGGATGGCGTCAAGGTCTTCGCGGGTTGAGATGAGGGTCATGTGCAGCTCTCCAGGTGGGTAATGAGGTTAATGGTGTCGGCGTGATGCCCCTGCCGCCATTTGGTCAAAGCTGGAGAAGGCGTCTCGCTCAGGTGTCATGGTCCAAAATTCCAAAAATACGGGGAAGGGCTTTCGCCCTATCAGTCAAGTGACAAGTGGTCACAGACGAGCCGGGCAGAAATTCCGCTGCTCGAGTTCCACGGGGTGATGCTCCAGCTCGACGCGCGAGAACCGGAGCTCACCGTGTCGCCCCAGCTGCCGCCGAAGATCGGAGCGGCCAAGGTGGCGCCGTACAAAAACAACTGGCCACGATTCTCGGTGCTGTTGCGCCAAGCCCATTGGGTGGCGCTGACGTCTTGGAGGTAGCCGAACTCCGCCCCCCAAATCCACAGCACGCCCGTGGCCTGGTTCACGCCCCACTTGCTCACATAGGCCGCCGCCCAGCTTGTGCTGCCGGGGTCTGTGCCGATGGAGCTGTTTTCCGTCGTGCCGTAGGCCAGGGCGGCAAATTCGTCGTAGGCGGGCAGTCGCTTGCCGAAGGACTTGGCCACCTCGGCCGCCTCCCACCAATTGAACGATCTGTAAGTCGCATAACCGTTGCCCCCGAAGCTGAGTGGGCACTTGGGCGGGCTTGAGCCGTCTGCGACAGGCGCGGCGAATCTGCTGGAGCCGCTGATCTGATGGTCCACGCCCAACAGGTAAATGTCGGACCAAAAAGCGCCAGCAACGAGCGTCATGCCACGCGGGTCGGCGCAGGCGGGTCGCCACTTGAGATCCCAAAACGAAAATTCATTGATTTGTGGCGTGGTGTTGCCGCCCGATTGCGCGGCGGCGTTGCCGCCAGGCGAGTAGTGGAAGCCGCCGACACGGCGCGCGCCCGCGACCGGAGCCGTCAGCATGAAGATATTGGCCTCAAGCGACCCATCTGGCCTGCACCAGATGTTGTAATCGGTCCCGATGGTCAGCGCGGGCATGACGATGCTTGTGCCACTGGCGATTGATTGGACCACACCGTTGACTTCGATATGCAATGCCGTTGCGGTTGCAGCCGTGCCGTTGCCTGTTTTCGTCCACGCCACTGTGGCGGGGTTGGCCTTGCGGAATAACCCTTGGGCGGCCTGGGTGAGTGCAGTGGCCAAGGCGGCGTCGGTGGCGTACTGCGGGTGCGGATCAGGACTTTGCTCGTGCATAGCCACCATGGCCAAAACAGCGGCTTGCGTCGGGTCCGCTACCACCGTCAGGCTTCCGCTGGCAACAGCCGCGTCGATCACCATGTCATGGCTAAACACAAAGTCAACGCCGGACGCCTTGAACACCAAATCACCCGCGGCTTGCGACCAGTAGCACACCAACACAGACCCTGCAGCGCCAGGCACGCCCGACCAAAGACCGACCTCGCGGACGGCAAAGCTTTCGGCACCGCTAAAAACAGCGGTCATCCGAATTTGCGATGGCGACACAGAAAACCCGGCTGCGATCCCAACGGATGCAACCGGTGTCACAAGCGCCGTTTCGAGGCCTGTCGGTGTTTTGTTGCCGCTACCCACCTGCACATGGGTCAGGTTCAATGACAAACCCGTGTTTGTGGCATTGAAGGCGGCTGTTTGGCCCGCTTGGGTCAGTTTGAATTGAAGTGAAATGCTCATGATGATCCCTTAAGAATTACTGCAAGGTTCCGGATGTTGAAATTGAGTTGGCAATTCCAAAAAATGAAGGCAATTGAACCGCCGTGTTTGCCGCGACACCCAGCGGAGAAAGCACGCCAGAGGAATTGACGGATTGCGAGGGCGTGAACACGCCCCCCATTGACAGCGATGTCTCGAAATTTGAGATTTCGAATGGCTTGAGCGAGCCTTCTGTATTCAAAGCCTGGGCACCGCTGAAAAAATTCGCCATCTGCAGGCTGGCCAGCATGGTGATGGCAACGCTCATCTTGTAAGACCGTGAAACCGGCTTGTTGCTGTCCACCACCCGCTTCAATTGGTCGAAAAACTGAGGCGTCAGGGCCGGTCCAATGGTCGCGTAGCTTTCTTCATTCAGCTCTGTAATCACCTCAAACGTGCCTGGAGCGCCCATGGGGTTCGTGGCCCACCACTCTTTCACTTGAGTGCCCACACCAAATTGGCTCAACGCGTTTTGCAAAGACCACACGGTCCCCTTGCGTTGGCTCAGTAGCGGGGCGATGCGAACGGCTTCGCGCTGGGTTTGCTCGCTCCAGGTGGAATCCCACTCATCCACACCCAGGCCCCAAGCCAAAAATCCAAGCAAGTGGGCGGGGCAGGTCTCGTGGTTCCAAATGTCGCCCATGGGCGTGGGCACGTTGGCCATGCGCGCCATGACCTGTTCGATGTCTCTCTCCATCTCAGTTGCCTGCGGTGGCAGCAGGCTGGCGGTGGTGTCAGCGGGCCTCATCGATGTCAGTCGAGCAAAAGGGTTTGGCCGTTGATGCGCACTGCAATTTGGGTGCAGATCGCCGCACTCAAAATGTCCACTTCAATGTCGGCAGCAGGCTGGTTTAGTGTGACTCGGTCTACGCCAGGCAGGTGGAGCGCTGCATAGATGGCGCTCCTGGCCACCTCACGACCCAGCGCCCTTGGGACGGCTTGGTATGCCTGCAGGCTTGCCCGGATAGCATTGGCCACGACCGAATTGTCGGGGCTGGTGCCGATATCGATGTCGGCGTCAATGGCATAGGGAATCGCGGTTGCTGGCCGCACGATCACGCGATCAGCCACGGGCCGAAGGCTGCCTGATGTGTAGCCTGTCTGGGTTGCCAGGTCGTGGACTGCAGGCAGCGCGGCCTCAGCGGTAGGCAGGGTCTGTGCTGCTGCCAACTTAGTGGCCACCGCCTGCAAGACGTCGGGGCTGGGTGTTAGTGAGTTGCGCACCATGACGCTGATCACCACGCCCGCGGGCCAAGGGCTGTAGGCGCTGGCGTCCACGATATCAGGGTGCGCGCTCAGCGCGTGAAAAACATACGCTTGCTCGGGGCCCGCTACGCTTTCCCCGCTGGGTTGCAAAAGCAGTCGGCGGCGGTAGTCGGCATCCGACTCCAGCACTTCAGCGACCGGGGGGACGGCCTCAGGAGCCGCCGCTTGAAGTACCAGCCGCTGGGTTGCGTTGTAATACGTCACGCCGATGTGGTCCAAATCCGCGCCGGCGGCAAAGGCCAGCATCAGGCCTCGGGTTTTGTTGTTCTCGCGCTGGCGAAGCATCACCTCGCGGTAGGCGCAAACCTGCAGTAGTTTGTAAATCGGGTCGGCCTCGCTGATGGTGTTGTATTCAGGCGCGCGCGCCTTGAGGTCATCCACCATGCTGAGCAGGATGTTTTCGAAACTGATCTGCTCCACCGCCTGTGGTGGTGGCAAAAGGCTCAAGTCAATCGCGACGGTCATGCTGCACCACCGTAGATGGGGGATGCTAGGTTGAAAGTCTGCCCAGCCAGAGGCCCGTCCGTGCGGACAGCTTCCATAACCAATTCACGCTTGCCGTCAATGCCCACAGCGCTGAGCGTCATCGTTGTGGGGCGAATGCGGGTCTCCCACTGGATGATCGCCATGAACGATGCCGCAATGAGTTTCAGATCAAGCGAAGGGCCTTGCGGCTGGTCGATCAGGTCTGGAATCAGGCTGCCATATCCTTCGCGCATCACGCGGGTGCCCACTGGGGTACTGAGGATGTCGCCGATGCATTGGGCAATGTGCGCCTCTTCGGTCAACAACTTGCCGGTGGTGCGGTGCATGCCTGCGGTGCGGGTGGGATTCTGGGTCATTCTGGCGTCCCTGTTTTGCCGGGCCCTGGCACCACGCCCACATGCTTGTGGGTGTGCAGCACCACGCCGTTGCTCGACAAGCCTGCGCCGTTGTGGGTCACGGTGCCGTTCAGACTGGTCGAGGGTGTGTCGTGGGTGATGCTGCCCGATGCGTTGATTGTCAGATCGGCGGTCTCAATCGTGACCGACTCACTGGCCTGCATAAGCACGGTGCGCATGCCCGTGAAGACCATGGCGCCTGTGGCGTCGTTGTGGCTCACGCGGGTGCCGTCGGCGAAGTCAATGATGTGGTCGTGTGGGTCGGTGCTGGGGGCCTGAATGCCGGCGCAAAACAAGCTGCCAAACACCACCGCGCTGGCCAGCTCGCCGCTGGGGCTGAGCAAAATCACTTGTTCGCCGACGGTGGGGGCGCTCCAGACCCTGGCAGTGCCTGCGCGCATGGCCCCAAAGGGTAGCCAGTCGGTCAGTAAGTCGCCGTCTTGCACTCGCACACGGGGTGCTGCTGTGTCGCTCAGGTCCACATGGGCAATCGTGCCGATGCGGATGACGTTTTCAAGTCGGCGCTGAAGGTCTGAAAAATTCATGGCCCCATGGTGCCCCGTGCGCGCGCGAGGGGAAAGCGGTTTGTGTTGTGGCCTTTTGGGCGACAACACAAACCTGCGTTCGATGGGTTATTGGCGGCTCAAGTGGCCCAAGATCAGGTCGGTGATGCGCTGGGTATCGCCCTCGCTGATGCCGATCAGTGGGCGGGCAGTGTATTCCACCTCTGGGCCTTTGCCACCCTTATGCACCCGGTCTCGCAGCCCGTGGTGGTGCACCTGGGCAATGCGCTGCACAGCGCCCGCAAACTCCACCACGGCCGCTGCCGATGTGGATCGCACTTTCAGGTTCTGGTTCAGGCGCAGCTTCTTGAACATGAGGCGGCTGCGCACCTTGCGCTGGCCTGCCCGCTGCCTGATCTGTGGTTTTCGTGGTGCGTAGGGCGTGCCGTCTGGTGCCGTTTGTGCCGTCATACGCGCCTGGTTGGCGGTGCGCAGGTCTTTGGCGATCAGGCTGGCCAAGGCCTTGCGGCTGCTGTTGCTCAGGCTGGCCAGCAGGCCACTGGCCCATTGGTTGAGCTGGTCAAGGTCTTGGGCCATGGTGTATCAGCTCACCGGTGTAGTGGGGCCCCACACACCCTGAGATTCACCTTTCACAAAGAACTCCCAGCTTTCCACGCCCTCATAGGGGTCGAGTGGCGGCTCTGCATGGTGCTGCAATAGGGTTTGTCCATCGACATTTTTGGCGCTGACCCGCTCGCTCAGCTTGAGTGTGATGCCCAAGTCATAAGACTCATGGTTGATCAAATCGACCTCGAATTTAAAACCTTCGGCCATGAGCTCAGGTGCGGCAAAAAGCTCGGGCTGGTGCGTGCGCAGCCAGATCAACACAGCCAAGATCACAGCATCGCTGTCGCCCGCGTAGTCGGTTGCGATCACTTGCATCTGGTAGTGATAGACAAATGACATGCTCGCCGATGCGGTGCTTTCGATGTGCCCGGAATCGATGAATGTGTGCAGGGCCTCTGCACTCAGCCCCGCCACATTTGTGAGCAGGTGTGTCCGCAGACTATGGAGCTTGTACATATCAAGAGGTTGTCATCGAAAAAAATCAGCCGATACATCGCGCCCCAGCCCAAGGCATAAGGCCAAGCCAGCGGCGGGCGTGAAATAGTGGGCATCTGGGATGAATGGGGCGAATACGGCTTCGGTGCAAAACACCTCGTCGGCGCGTTGCTTGCCCGGTAGCAGCGTGGCTAGCGCGCCGTGCTTGTCGTAGCGCATGCCGAACCGGATCGCTCGGTCGAACCACTCGATTGACTTGGCCACATCCCACATGGGCACATCAGTGATGACCCAATGCTCCGGCGTCAGGCGCACGCGCTCTTTGATGCGCACGCCTTTGTCTACCAGGCTGGAGGATGCGATAGTCACCGTGCCGTCTGCGTGGATGTGGTGAATGGCTTCGGTGTGCGTGCAGCGGTCGTGCGGGCCCTTTTGGCCCAGCACCGTCAGGTGCCAGCCGATATGCGCTGCGATTCCGGGTTTGGCAGGGCCGATGTAGTGTGCGATCAACATCTCAAACTCCGTACTCCAATACCCACTCGCTCAGCAGCGGGCCAAGATTTGCGAATGCAGCGATCAGAGCCACGGCAACAGCGACAACCGCGAGTTTCATGCAAAGTCCTTTTTGACAGTTTTTGAACCTACCCACACATAGCGTGTGTACCCATTGATAAGCGAAGCTGCTGGCTTATCAAAAAGAACATCCCACACAATGCCTTGCATTTTTTTGAACTGTTCGGAAGTAATTGATGCGCGGTACACAAGCATCGGGTATCCGCCCGCTGGCCCGCCTGTTATGGGTGCACAGAAGTTGGGCGCTGTGTTGCAGTCTTCATAAATACCCGAGGCCTTAAGTGTGCTGTTTGCGACAGACACAGATGGACTCCACGTCTGTAAGTAAAAGTTAGACAAGCTATCATTCACCACTGGCTTGAGACCCAAGTGCGCCACGGCTTGCTGCCAGCCGCATGTGTAGACACGGCAAGCTGCAAACAGCGCCTGCACTTGAGCGAGCGTCACAGGTGGGCTTGCCTGCGCGATTTGCTGGGCTTGGGCCTTGATGGCTTCGAGCTGCTCGGGCGGCGTAGGCTCGTCAGACTGCGACAAGGCCGCGATCAGCGCTTTCTCGACCTGTGCGGCTTTTGCGTTGATGGCAATGGTCACGACTTCCTCGGGGTGGCCCGCGCTGTCTACGTGTGGCGTGGCTGGTGTCTCAGGCTCTTGGCCCTCTACCGGCTCCGGCTGCACCCACATCTCGCTGTCATGCGCGGGCAGCAGGTGGGCAAACTCAGGCCAGATCAATCCGGCGCTGATGTAGTGTGTGGGCGGCTTGCCAGCAGTTGGCGAGAGCATTGCCTGAAACATGCCTGCACCAGACCCGGCAGGGCCAGCAGCAGCGGCCAGCGCCCGAGCCATGGGTGCATAAGCAGCGGACACGATGATCGTGCGGTGCGTCCAGTCCGTCATACAACCCCCTGAATTTGATATGCCTTCGCGAGTGCTTTGCGAATCTTTGCGCGGGTGCTGTCTGACTGAGCGGGAGTAATCAGCACCGCACCAATGCGCCCGGAAAAATTCCACTGCGCACCGTATTTGCCCACCTTTATTGCAGTCCACGCCGACAGGTTTGCATTGCATGCTTCGAAAATGTACGAGTCCTCAGACGGCAGCGTGATAGAGCCGGATGCGACACCGCCGTTGATTCGATATGTCGGTGTGCCTGCTCCCGAGTGATAAAGAGCGCTCGCCGGTGTGTCCCATGCCCCGACGTGGCGGTTAGTGTCCTGCCCGTAAATGGGGACGGTGCTTCCATCACCAGCCGCTCGTCTCAGCACTACATACACATCAGCATTTACGGGGAGTGTGCCAGCAGCAAATGGAGCAGTCCCAAGCTCGTCATCCGCACCATCGAATTGCAACATCAGCGGTGCTGCTGAAATGTCGTAGTCCGTCGCCGTAATGACGCGCTGGTAGCTAGTTGCAGTGGAGCCACGTTCAAGTTGAGCGCCCCAGATTACTTTCGGCGAGCTTGCTGAAACCCAACCGTTCACTGATGTGTTATCAAGCGATAAGTTGGCGTAATACTGCATTAAGACATCAGGATTTGACCCTGTGTCCGTGACAGTCACGATCAAGCGCCAGTAGTCTCCCGCATCAATGACCGAGAGGACTGGCGTCAAGTTTCCGCCGGGCAGGTTCGCTGCGACACCCGTAACGGCATTGAAGCCGACGTAAACAAGCTTTCTCGCTCCACCTTGGAAATCGACTCCGATACCGCCGAGCGTCGTCTCGGCTGTTTCTTTCTTGATGTAAATCGACGCAGTTACTGTAGCGTTCTGCCCGACATTGAAAAAAGGGCTTGAGATATACCGGTAATCACCGCCGGTTGTCGCTTGCACAGAGTTTGCGCTTATAGCACCGTCGGGTGCGGTAGCGACATTGCTCAACACCACCGGACCATTAACTTTGACCCAAACAGCGTTGTCAAACTGCTCCGAAAACGTCAGCAGGTTTTTACGTGCAGTTAGCAAAGGCCTCGCGGTCGATGTGGCTTGCAGGGCGTCGAGGTATTCAAGTCCACTTGACACCGGCTGGTAGTCAGTCGGGCTACCGCGCTCGAACTGAACGTGCTCAACAATTACCCCATCAGAGCCATTGACTGTGATTTGAGAAACGCCGTCACTATCAGACAGACATAACTGAACATAATCTTTGGTCACACCGGACGGACAAATAAGTGCGCAGTCATATGCTCCGTTTGGCGCTGTCGCAATCGTTGCTGAATAGCCGACATGCACGATGCCGACTGAGCCATTTTGCAAGTCGAACCAAGCTCCTGTCCCGCCGACTCCGGTAATTGACAGAATATTTACCCATCGGATTCCTGCGTACTTGAATCTGAATGTAATAGATGTACTGTCAGCCGCAGTGCCGCCGCCAAGATGCTGATACAGACCTCTATAAAACCCGGACGATAATGGGGTCAGTTTTTTTGTGACCGAATCAAAACTGGTAGCTGCTTTTGTCCACACAGCATTGTCAAGCTGCTCCGAAAACGTCAGCAGATTCCGCCGAGGCCCGGCATTGGTCATTGACCACACCAAACCCACGGGCTGCTCAACCGCAGTGACAGCCGAAGTGCCCGCAGCGTCTTGAAACAGCGTTGCAGCACCACCTGCCAACCCTGCCCGATGGGACTCAGCATCCCACCACAGCACAGGGCTGACGCTTGCGATCTTGAAGACAGACCGCATTGCATTACTAATCGCGCTCAAGCGCGTAGCACGTAGGCGCATTACGCAAGCTCCGTGACACGGATGGAGCCAGCAGCGGTGTCTTGCAGCACGCTGATCGTCGTGCTTGCTGGTACGTCAAAGTCCAAGCGCTCGCCTTCGGCAATAAAGTGGCTTGAGGTGGTAGCAGTGCCGCTGATCGAATACCAAGCGCCCGCCGTAGCGTACATGCTCACACGGCGGCAAGTGGGCGTCAGGACAATGCCTGTAGCCGTGCCGCTGGTGGCTTGCACGCGGGATGTGCCAGGGGTGCCCAACGTATCCACGGGCAGCAAGCCTGGAATCAGCGCGGCAGGAATGCGGCTCAGCAGTGTCGTCCAGTTTTGGAGCGCACGCTTCGCAATTTGGATCAGCGACCAAGCGCCTGTGTCGTCCGTCGCGGCGTCCTCGTTGCGCTGACCGATGCCTGCGCGAATGTCTGTAGCGCGGGTCAGGATTCCGTTTTGCGTGCTTTCCAGCGCCAAGCCAGCGGCTGCGAGTTGCGCTGCTGTCAGGGCCGTGGCACCGACAATCTCTACGCTGCCTCCGGGCGGGGGGCTAGCAAGGTCTGTGTTGGTCGAGTCATTGCGCCAGAGAGTCTGGCCGACTTGGACAGGGTTGTCACCAGACACATCCAGCACGCGAAGTGCTGTGATGTACTGACCCACCAACGCGCCGGTAAACGCGGTTTTGACGCAGTACGTGGTCAGGGTGACTTCGCGGTCGGTGCCGGTGCCCTGCCCGATGTTTTCCAGGCCGGCCAAATAGACCACCTCTGCATGGGTGTTGTCGCCCATGTCTTTCCAGCGGCGCGATGCGCCGTTCAACAATTTGTCAACGATGTCCGACATTCATTTCTCCAATACTGTGAAAAATTGGTGTAGCCCTGTGACCTGGTCGCTCAGGGTGTCAGTGACTTTTGCCACGTCTCGATATTCAGCCGCGCACGCTCCGAGAAGTTCGCGGGCGGTGGCGGCTGCTTCAGCGCTGGCGGCAGCGCTGGCACTCTCGCTGGCTGCACGGGCATTGGCTGCGGCAATGGCGTTGAGCAGGCCTGCAACAGCGCGGTCAGAGCCAGCAGCACTGGTAAAACGGATCGTTTGGCGTTTGTGGTCATCTTGGGCAACCTGGTCGGTTAGTTTTTGGGCGGCTTGCTCGGTCAGGCGCATAGCGGCTTGGGCATTGGCGGTGGCTTGCGCGTTTTGGGCTTGGGCGATGGCCAAATTGGTGCGGGCTTCGTCGCGCTGCGCGCGCATTGCAAATGCAGCGATCAGCAGGCTCAGCATCGCCACGGCGGTGAGTTTGGATGCGGCGGTTTTGATCATGTTGCCCATCATCTATGCCTCACGCGCGCGCGGAAAGTGTTTTGTGTTGTGGATCTTTTGGCTACAACACAAAACACCCAATCAGGGCTTTTTTGGGGGTCAGCGTGCGCCGGTGGTGGGTTTGTCGAGCAGGGCAACAGACGCGACTTCATAAGCGCAAATGGCACCCGCAATGGCCATGGCCACGCGCTCTTTTGCCTGCAAGAAAACGCGCAGGTCTGCCAGGTTGGTGATGAACACCATTTCAACGATCAGGCCGCCCGCTCGGACAAAGGCCAGGCGGCCGTGGTGGCTTTGAGATTGGTCGATCCAGCCCAGCTCGCCACGCAGGCGCTGGCCGGTTTCGGCGGCAATCGCGCGGGCAATGCGCTGGGCCACGACTTTGAGGTGTGGAGGCGCGACGACTTCGACGCCGGTGGCCTGTGGGTTTTCAACACCGTTGCAGTGCAGCTCTACGGCCAAGTCGGTTCCTTTGACCAGGGCGAGTGCCTGTTTAAGGGGGAGGTTTTCGCCCAGGCCACCGTCTGTCAAGACGGCGTGGCGCATTTGGAGCAGGTGTGATGCCACCAGGTCGCGCATTTCCATGGCAATGTCGGCCTCTCGGTAGCCGTTCGCGCAAGCGCCGGGGTCTGTGGCGCTGTGACCAGCGCTGATCAGGTACTTCATACAGGGCCCTTTGCGTCGGCGATGAGTTCGACAATGTCTTTACCTTTTCGCTTTTCGGCCCACGCAAAGGCCGCGCGGATGATGACCCAGCCGGGCAGTCCGCACGCAAAGATGACACCGCCAAGCGCGATCAGGCCCATATAGTTGTCGCCCCAGGCCAGCAGGCCGTAGTGTTGGACCACGGCTGCACCGCCGCAAACGCTGGAGACCAGCGTGCAGATGAGCGCCATGGTCCATTCGCGCTTGCATTTGGGTTGTATGTAGAGCATGACCACGACCGCAGCCAAGCCCGCCGGCAGGCCCAATGCGAGAGCGATTTTGTAAGCTGCAAAACCGGCAGCGCCTGAGGATGTGGGTTCGGCCATGCTCATGTTGCTTTCTCTAAAGATTTGACTTCGGGTCAGTCCCACAGCCTCAGTGGCTGGGGTGTGGTGTTGGCGGGCAGCGCGGGCAGGTAAACAGGCACGCCCGCTGGCAGCACGGCAGGCATGTGGGCCAACTGTGGGTTGGCTTCAAGCACCGCCTCGGTGTTGCCCGAGCTTTGGCCGGTGTGGCGCCAAACAATGGCGCTCAAGGTGTCGCCCTGGACGCTGCGGACCATCGTCACGGGGTTGGTGGTGCTGGTCATACCAACTCCACCACTGTTCGGCTGCGGCCCATGATGTCGCTCACCGCCCAGCGGGCGTCGCGCCGGTGGTCATCAATGGGGTCGCTCACCGCGTCGGCTCGGATGTGGCCTTCGTTCGTCGTGTCGAAATTGCGCAGCCGCTCTTGCAAGTTGGCCGCAGCGTAGCAATACACCGCGCGGTTGTACCGCAGCACGTTGATGCTGACCTGGTCAATCTGCTTGTCGGTGGTTTCGGCAAGGGTCGTGTGTCCACTGGCTTGCTGTTGGGTGGCCCAAGCGTCCAACTCGGTGTTGACGAGTGCCACGGCCTCAATCAGCGCGGTGCGCAGGCGGGTGGCGTTGACGGTGCCGTCCAGGCGCATTTCAAGGCGCGCTTGGCCGGGGTTGATATTGGGCCAAAAGGGTCCGCTGTCGATGAACGCTTGCATGTCGACCTCGCCTTCCACCACGGGCGCAGGCAGGCCTGTGGTGTCAACGTTGGGGGTCAGTACGGGGTTGCCGCTGGCGATCATGGGGCGGGTCTCGGG